TTAATAATAACTTATTGCCTTCTTTCATAACTGAATAATTATATGTATACAAATTATTAACAGTTGTATCAGATGTATCAATTAATAATTCAATAGGTTTAAAATTGATACTTGCATCAAACTGAACCCAATCAGGATCAGGTACATCAGTTCCACCACTTAAACTACTTGGAACTGTAACAAAGTCACAAGCTAATGTATAGTTGTTACCACTATCTCCAATAGTTTTATATTCAATAAACAGCTTATCAGTATCTACTTTTGTATAAGTAGCACTGTCTGGTAGATTACTATTTGCTAACAAGTTATCTAATGTAGCACTTATATCAGAACCAATCGATACATCAGTAGCATTACTTGTACTATCTTTAAAAGTAAACTGAGTTCCATTCAAAGTTAAATAATTTCCATCACTAGGATTTGTTCCTTTAAAATCAAGTGTAGCACTTGCTTTAAATCCTGGATCTTGTTCTACTATATTTTCTACATAGACGCCAAAATCTTTATTTGTTTTAATTCCCATTCATTATCCTTTATATAAATTTAAATCCATCTGGTTCAACATCAGGAGACATATTAGCTTTGAAATCATTATTAATTAATGCATCATCAGCTACCATAGGAACATATATAACATTAACAGTAATATTAGTAACATCACTTGCTAAGAAACCACTTTTAGAACTTTTAATATGTATTACATCTGTACTATCTGTTTTATCAGTAATATCAAATGCTTTATATAAAAAAGTACCTTTAGTTATATTAATATTACTAATAGTTCCTTTATCACACCAAATTTCATATGTCGCATTTGGTTCTACATTAAAAGAACCAGTGAAATAACTATTTTCATTTACACTTGTTGGAATATTATTGAATACTGGCTTTGGAGCCTTATAATTTGTAAATTCACTATTTATAAAATCCTTTACTGTACTAGCATATCCTATTTCACTTAATTTCATTATACACCTCCTACTAACCAATTAGTATTATCTGAATCATATGTTAAAACTATATTAAAGTTATTAACATCACAAGTTAAATCTTCACTACTACCATTAATAGTTACATTACTATTTTGTCTTGCTATAGTAATAGGATTATCTTTTGCATCTCCAGTTCCATCAATAACAAATATTGGAAATCCTGATTGATCTGGTAAAGTTAATGTAATATTTCCAGCATTAGCAACATTTAAAGAACCAATGTTTAAATTACCATCAGCTGTAAATATATAACTTTTAATAAGTTCTCCAGTATCAATAATAATCCAAGCATTGCCTTTATATACTTTCATCTTTTCATCTACTGTATTAAAGTACAAATCACCTTCTTGTAGATCAGTTCCATTATTCCTAACTGTTGGATCACTATCTTTAGCTCCTTGATACTGTTCTACAAAATTTCCACTTATAGGTGTCCAATAAGCATCATTACTTAATAGTGTACCTTTTGGTACATTTTGTTTTGATATATATTTAACATTATAAGTATCATCAACTATAGTAAGTAACTCATAATCTGTATTTTCATCCCAAGAACCACCAAATGTTGTTCTAACCTTTCCTAAGTCTAATACTCCCATTAATTATCTCCTTTTAATTGTAATTTATTTTTAATCTACCATCTGTTTCATCTACATATGGAGTAGATGATTCATTTATTTGAGAAATTAGTAGATGTCCATTATCTTTTACTGAAGCAGTTCCTAAATCTACATTCAAATACGCCTGAACCAATTCTACATCATTGTGATACAGATTATATTTGTTATTGTAATCAATAACAGAATCAACATTGTTAGCAACAGTATCAACATTAGTAATATGAACATTTACTGTATCTATATAACTAATATTATCTGATACAATGTTTACTTTGTTTATATTAGAACCAACATTATTAACATTAGCTATATTTGTTGCGGTAGTATCTACATTTACTATATTAGAAGATACTGTATTAATATTGTTAATATTTTCTGAAACTATATTTACATTATCAATATTTGTTGCAGTAGTATTAACTCCAACTATATTTGTAGATACATTATTTACATTATCTATACTAGTACTAACAGTATTCACACTATTAATATTTTCTCCAACTTCTTTTGTTTTATATTTTATAAATAAATTTTCTAACGCAACATTAGCTTCACTTGTTTTCTTATCTATATATTGTTTTAAAAAATCATATATTTCACTAGTAGTCATACAGGACTCCTTTTAATTTGTTGACCAACATAAACTGGAAATTTGTTTTGTAATTCTAACTTAGCATTAATATATCTTTTATAACTATTAATATCAGGATTAATATTTTGAGCGTTTAATGTTGTATCAGTATAATATTTTAATCCATCTATAATTACTGGTCTTAAATATATTTCTAATCTTTCATCTATATTTTGAATATTAGGTATTATTGTAGTAATACATAATGCTCCAACTGGTTCTATAATTTTACCTATAAATTTAAAACTATCACCATCTATTGGTTCAAATAGATAGAACAAAGAACCGAGTGGGGAGTTATCATAATCATATGTTTTCACTAATACATCATTTGTTTCTAAATATGTATTTAATGGAATACCAGTTGTTGTAGTATTATCTACAGTTACTTCTAATTCTGTTGGATCTGATAAATAATTCAATAGTTGATCTTCAGTATAAGAATCAATAATAAGATCATTAATAGTTAATTCTTGAGTTCTTTCATATATTTCTAATAGTCCTCTAAAGTTATAATCATACATATCTGGTTCTATAGTAAAACCAAATGCTTTTTTAAATATCTTTGTTGACATAGCGATATCATTAATTACATCTTGTAAAACATTCGTTAAATCAGCATCAGATATTCCTATATCTCTAACATAAAATTTATAATTATCTATATTCATTTATACTCCTAAAATACATAAGGATTTTCATATTGAACATCATAACTATTTTCATTATCGTAGTCAAGTGGTTCTATACTTATAGTATCTATTAATGTTAATTGTGATATTGAATCTATTAAATCATCGTGTTTAGATAATATGCTATCATTAGTAATTAACTCCATTTCATGTAACAATTCTTCAGTAAAATCTATAATAACATCTTCTGGTATCCAAAATCTACCTAATTCAACTATAGGTTGAAAACCTTTTAATACACTCAATTTACCTTTAGTTCTACTAATCATTTTAAGATTAAAAAATCTACCTCTTTTAATCATTTCATTTTGTATAAAAGTTTTCATACTTAACTGAAAAGCTACTTTTTCTAACACAACTTCATAAGGTTTCCATTTATTAACAAAATAAAATATCTTATCAATAGTTATATCTGGTTTAATTCTTCCATAAAACCCATCTACCAAGAACCAGTTATTATTCTGATCAACTCCTATAACAGCAATAGATGTATAATCAGCATATTCTTTTTCTGATACTGCCAAATCTATACTGATATAATAAGTTAACCTATTTAAATTAGAACTAAATTCTTTCAATTTAAACTTATTTATCTTTTTAGTATCATATAATAAATCATCTTGTGGAGTCACTTCAAGCATATATTCTTGATAGAATGACTTTTCTTTACCTTGTTCCTTAAGCATATCATATATTTCCTTTACAAATTCTGGAGTAAATCTATCTTTCCAACTTGTTATTAATTCATTCCAATTTTCAGGTGGAAAATCTTCAGCTACAGGTAAAACTAATGTTTTCCAACTATTAGAATTAACTAAATTCATCAATAGACTATCTTCGTGTATAGGAGTTCCAATAAATATAAACTCAAACTTATTAGGATTAATAGTAGGAACAACTACATTATTAAACCATTTTTTCAATTTATCTCTTGAATTTTTATTTAAATGTTTTTCCTCATTTTCAATATCATCAAATATAACAATATTAGGTCTTTTACCTAAAACTATCGCTCCTCTTAATGATTGTCCAGATCCTCTACCTTTTAAATAAAATACTTTATTTTTTTCAATATTTCTGACATATATTGTTGGATCATCTCCTAATCTTTTTTTTTCAATCTTTAAGTATTTATTCAATTCTGTATTCTCAATCAATGCTATTAATTGTTCAAATGTAGCTTCAACCATAGTTACAGTATCTTGTATAATTAATATATTTTTAAAATCTCCAAAATTAGGTTTTCTACCTAAAAACAACCATTCCAATATTAGATGTGACATTTTAGTGCTTTTACCTAAACCCCTATGACACATTATAACTTTATACTTACTCTTTGACAATATATGATCAACTAATTGAAAGTGAGCTTCAGCAGGTTTGTTATCTTCTTCTATAAAAGATGATAACCAAATAAAATGTTTGATAGTATTTTTATTTTTAGGTTTATATGGTTCATCATATCTTGATCTTTCTATTATCATTTTTTATTCATTTTTCTAAATGTTTTAGCTAATTTAGTTTTTTTTATACGCATATCATACCTTCAATGTTCTTCTTATCCATCCAAAGAAAAACTTTTTATCTTGTTTTCTTTTTTTACATACATCAATATAATATTTAACTCTTTCATTTTTAAACATACTTATTACACACACTGGATCTTTTTTATTTAAAGAACCAAGTGTGATACTACCTAATATTCCATCTACTTTTACATTTATTACTTTTTGTAATAATCTAATACTAGTTGAACTACCACAGTTCACAGCACAATCAAAAATATTATTAGCAACATCTTGGTCATTAATTAAATCTCCTTTAATTTTATTCCAATAATTTTCTTTATATATTTGTTTAGCATTATTTAAAGTTAATTCTCTAATATCTATATTTGGAAATGATCTTTTACTAATACCAAATTTAGTTTCTCCACCTTTATCATTTTTATCATCAACATATCCACCTTCAAATATAATTACTTTTTTAAAAGCAATATCAAAATCAGCCATCATTATTCCTTTAAATACTATCCTTCATTTTTCTTGCTTCTTCTTCTATCTTTTTAGATTTTAATTTTTCAGCTAAAAATAATTCAAACAGAAATAAACCTCTTATTCCTAAATGTCCTGCTATACCACCTATACCTAATGACAATGCCATATTACCAGTATAATAATATGTTATTAGTCCTATAAACATACTAATAGAACCAGAGACTATAGAATCATATATAAGTAACATAATTTTTTTTCTTAACTTAGTATTTTCTAAATCTCTTTTACCAAAATTTATTATACCAGCTGCAATAGCAACTAGTCCAAACATTATTTTTCCTAATGTTGTTATATTACCTATATCTTTATGTGGCAATTAATACTCCTTAATGCTTATCTTGTACATTTTTTACTTTTTCAAATGTTCTCATTCCACCTAATCCTAACATTGCTAATACTAGATTAAATAACATTCCTGTATCAAGCACTGGTGGTTCTATATTTATACCATATATTTTACATCCCCATTGTATTAATGGACTTAAAATAAAAGTATATGCTAATGCTGTTCCACCTATCCA